AACGGGTCAACGGTCACGGGCGCGCCCACGACGCTGGCGGCGAACGCCTTTTTCACGCTGCGGTGGGACGCGGTGAATGCGTCTTGGTATCGGGTGGGGTAAGATGCAAATCCCGATCATCAGCGGGATCGCGACGCGCGGCGTGGATTTTTCGAGCGCATACCCCGTAAATCTCATCCCGGTGCCCAAGGTGCAGGGTATCAGCGAGGGCTATCTCCGCCCGGCAGAGGGCATTGTGAGCCTTGCGGACGGTGCCGGGGCCAATCGGGGCGGCGTGTGGTGGCGGGACCGGCTTTATAGGGTCATGGGAAGCCGGTTTCTCGCTGTCGCGGAAGACGGGGCCTTGACGGATTACGGGTTTGTCAGCGGCTACGACTGGGCCACATTCACGGCGTCTTTCGACTATCTGGCGATCAACGCGGGCGGCAATATCTACCTGTTCAACGGCACGACCCTGCAACAAATCACCGACGTTGACCTTGGGGCTTCTCTCGATGTGGAGTGGATCAACGGCTATTTCATGTCCACGGACGGGGATAGCCTGATCGTCACGGATCTGGGCAACCCCTTTTCGGTCAACCCGCTCAAATACGGGTCTTCGGAAATCAGCCCTGACCCGGTTGTGTCGCTGCAAAAGCTGCGCAATGAGGTCTATGCGGTGAACCGCTATACCGTGGAAGTTTTCGCGGCGGTCACTAATCCGGGGTCTGGTTTCCCCTTCGCCCGCGTCGAGGGCGCGCAAATCATGAAAGGCGCGGTCGGGTCGCGCGCCTGCTGCGAATTCATGCAGCGGCTGGCGTTTCTGGGGGGCGGGGAGAACGAACCCCCGGCGATTTGGCTTGGCATGGGCGGGGACGCGCAAAAGCTGTCCACGCGCGAGATTGACGACGCGCTAAGGGGCTATGAGGACGATGTTCTTGCCTCTGTCGTGCTGGAATCGCGCGTTGACCGCAGCCACGAGTTCTTGCTGATCCACCTGCCCGACCAGACGCTTGTATTTGACGGGGCAGGGACACAGGCGGCGGGGCAACCTGTCTGGTTTGTGTTGCGCAGCGGCACGACGCCGGGCGGATACAGGGCGCGCGGGTTTGTCTGGTGCTACAACCGCTGGAACGTGGCTGACCCGTTCGGAACGAAAATCGGCTACCTGTCGGACGACGAGCTTCTGCACTACGGGGACGCCGCCCGATGGGAGTTCACAACCCCGATCCTCTACAAGGAAGGCCGGGGCGCGCAAATCCACGAGCTAGAGCTTGTCGCCTTGGCGGGGGACATCGCTGATGGCATCAGCATTTCGACGCAACACAGCCTTGACGGGGCGGCATGGTCGCAGCCGCGTTACGCCGCCGTGGGGAAGCGTTCAAAGCGGATTTCATGGACGCGGCAAGGGTCTTTCCGAAACTGGCGCATTCAGAGGTTCGCGGGGGATAGCAGGGCGCACCTGTCATTTGCCCGGCTAGAGGCGCGCGTGGAGGAATTGGCATGGTGAGGGTGCCCCCCCGTGACGCCCTGTCCCGCATGGCGGGCGGCGATCAGCGGATTATCAAGTATCTTGAGGACCTTTCCGGCTCGTCTGGCGGCGGTGGGTCTGTTTCGGACGGGGACAAGGGCGATATTGTCGTCTCCGGCGGTGGGGCGTCTTGGGCGCTTGACCCTGCGCTTGCTGCGGCCCTCGTGGCGCGGGCCAGCCATACGGGAACGCAACTGGCGTCCACGATCAGCGACTTTTCTGAGGCTGTAGACGACAGGGTTTCCGGGCTTCTGGTGGCGGGGTCTAACATCACCCTGACCTATAACGACGGGGCAAATACCCTAACCATCGCGAGCGTTGGCGGCGGGTCGTGGGGCGGCATCACGGGAACGCTTTCGGCGCAAACCGACCTGCAAGCCGCGCTGGACGCGAAAGTTGATCTGTCCGGCGATACAATGACCGGGCCGCTTGTGACTGCGGCTCCGGGGGTTGACGCCGGGCTTTTGCTGACACCCGGCGCGTCGGATCCTTCTTCGCCTGTAGACGGCGACGTTTGGCGCCGAACGTCCGATATGCGCACGAGGATCGGCGGGACGAGCTACACGTTTGCGTTTCTCAACGGGGCATCGACGTTCACGGGGAAAAAGACCTTCGCGGCTTCCGCCCCCGGAGGGGCAACGCTCAACGTCGCGCCCGGAACTGCACCCACAACGCCTGTCGATGGCGATGTGTGGACGACGACGACCGGCGTATTCGCTCAAGTGAACGGCGCGACGGTCCAACTGGACGCGGCTCTTTCTGGCGGAGTGACGACGATTGATTTCGGACCGGCACCGGGGACCGGCGTCGCGTCAAAGACCCTGACGGGCATCGGCGGCGTGGCGGCTGGTTCCAGGGTCCGCGCGTGGCTGTCTGGGGCAACCGCCGATCATAACGCTTATGAGCATCAAACCATTCTGCCGGGGCGCGTGAGCCTCGCCACCCATGACATTGTTGCGGGGACTGGCTTCACGATCACGGCTTCAACTGAACTCAGGCTGACCGGAGAAGTCGCCTGCGCATGGGAGTTTGCCTGATGGCTGGTATTCGTATCGAGGGGAACACTTCTGGCAACGTTGCCGAGGTGAACGCGTCCAACGAGCTGAAAGTCTCCATTTCGGCGGCCGACGCGGACAGCGGGAAGGTGCGGTTTGTTTCGGAAAACGACGCCGGGGCGATCACCGGCACGCCCTACCTCTATTCCCCCGAGACGGATGAAGATTACCGATTGCGGGTTTCCCAGGACCTGATTTGCGACACGGAAACGTTCAACTACACGGCCCAGAACACCGGGAAGCACGCCTACGCCAACACGACCATGACGGCGGCGTGGACGGCGGCGGGCCTGACGACAAACTCGGGCAACATCACGACCACGACGACGGGCGTCAACTTCGGCACCTATGCGGAATTTCCGGTCATCGGCTCGACTGAGCTTTATTGCGAGATCGAAGCGGCGTTTTCGGCGCAACCCACGTCAAACACGGTCATCGACTTCGGCCTGTTCCGGCGCGGCGCGGCGAACCCTTACGCCCCGACCGATGGCATGTATTTCCGCCTGAATTCGGGCGGGCTTGTCGCCGTCATGAACCGGGGCGGCGTGGAGACAACGCAATCCATCACGTTCAGCTACACGAATAACAAGGTCTATCAGTTTTTGATTTCCGGCCATGAGCGCGAAGTCAAATTCTGGATCGACGGCACGTTGTATGCCCTCATGGCCACCCCGGCGGCGGATGGACAACCGTTCCAGTCTGCCTCACTGCCGTTTTCGGTGCGCCATGCGATTGCGGGCGGCGCAGCCGGGGCGGCGCTGTCGCTTCTTGTGAAGGACTACACCGTTTCCATCGGCGGCTCGGGCATGTCCACCGTTCCGTCAACCGCTGGGAACCGCCTGCAAGGCTCTTACCAAGGCGCCAGCGGCGGGACGATGGGCAGCCTCGCCACACTGCCCAACTCCACGAACCCGACCGCAGCGGCCCCGTCCAACACCGCGTTGACAGCGAACCTGCCGGGCGGGCTTGGCGGGCAAGGCGTCGTAACGGCGGCGGCCGCGGCCGCGACGGATGGCATTTGGGGCAGCTACCAGACCCCGGCAGGTTCGACGACCACGCCGGGGCGGAGGCTCGTCATCAGGGGCGTCTATCTGGACGCCGTGAACACCGGGGCGGCGGTCGCGACAACGGCCACAACGCTGCAATTCTCGCTTGCCTACGGGCACACGGCAGTTTCCCTTGCGACGGCAGAGGCGGCGGCGGCGAAGGCCCCCCGCCGCGTGGCGCTGGGCTTCCTGACGTGGCCTGTCGGCGCTGCGATTGGCCAAGGTCCGCAGGGCGGGCGGATATTCGCGGATTTCGGGGACGCCCCTATCTACGTCAACCCCGGCGAATTTGTCGCGCTGGTCGCGAAATTCATCGTGGGCACCGCGACAGCCTCGCAAACCATCACTTTTGTTTGGCAGCCCGTTTACGGTTGGGAGTGAAAACTGTTGCCCTCCGCTCTATGCGTGGGGTATCATGATACCGCCGCGTAAAGCCTCCGGCAGGCCCCGATCTATCTGGCGGACTGCATGGACCATACGGCGAATCTCGCACAGCATCTAAAGAGTCTGGACCTTCCAGCCGATGCGCAGGAATGGCTCATGGACGTTTGGGGCGTGTGCCAGCTTATTGACGACGCGGCGGACGGCGATGAGATCGGCCCCGCACGGGCCTATGAGGCGGCTTGGAGCGTATTCGTTCGGCTGCATACAAATACGTTCTGGGACCGGCAAAGTCTGTCCTGTTGCCGGTTCTGGCGCTGCAAGTCCTGAAATGGCGGGCGTCGGACGAGGCGGAACGCGACGGGGCGGCAGACGAGCGGTCGTTCGTGTGGCGCGCGGGCTTCTATGACCTTGTTCTGTCGGTCTGCCAGCTTTGCGGCATCCCGAACGCGGGCCGTGCCGTTTTGGCGATGTATGGCGAGACGTTCGAGGATTACAGGGGGGAGTTCCCATGCCCAACCCCCTGATTGGAAGCCTCGGCGCAAGCCTTGGGTCGAGCATGGCGCAAAGCAGCGCGGCCAAGAAGGCATCACGGGCGCAGGCCGCAGCGTCTGACGCGCAAATCGCGGAATCCCGCCGCCAGTTCGATCTGGTTCGCTCGCTCTTGCAGCCCTATGTTGACGCGGGCGGAACAGCCCTCACTTCCCAGCTTAACCTCCTCGGCCTTGGCGGCGTCGTGATGGGCGACCTGCCGACGATCACGACGATTGCCGGTGGCATGACCGGACGCCCGGACCCGAGCGCTTTGGGTGCTGACGGGCGGGGCTGGAATCGCGGCGGGAGGGACGGCGGGAGGGA